GGCACGCAGCACCCCATGCAGAGGTATCCATACGGCTTGCCCAGTCCGGCGTGAGTGGCCCAAGAGTACCCACGTTCGCATACCAGTAAGGCAAAGGAACTTTGCGGGTTCGGTGGCATTGGGTAGGTGGAACGGGTCGGTGCGTGTGACCACGGACGAACAGACGATGAGAATGACCGCCAGTGATGTTGTTGAACTGCAACGCTTCAAGTTCGTCTGAAGTCTGCCCGGCATCAAAGCCATGAAAGAAGACCACCTGCCCAATCTGTACCTGCCCACGTTGGTTCTTTGCATACGGGTGTTGCGTCCAATGAGAGAACTCAGGCCAACGAGAATCGCGGCCTATCTCGATCATGTCCCGCAGAGCCTTTGGGATCCGTCGCGGGTCACGCTTGAAGATGTTGTCATCGTGGTTGCCGTTCATCCAGATCAGGCGGCAGGACTCAGGCAAGGCTTCTCGGATCGACCGCAGGAAGTTGCTGGCATGCTCGAACTCGTCAGCAAGCGTGTGGTCATGCTCGTCTGCATGGACGCTGGCTGCTGCTGCTTCGAGAAGGTCGCCGCAGTGGACGAAATGCGTCAAGGTAGGGCCGACATCATCAAGCAACTCCATCAGCCGTGCGTGAGCAACAGGGCTGGTGAATGGCGAGTGGCTGCAAGAGACTGCTGCGATTCGTGCCGTATCCACGTTTGTATATCGGCAGGACCGCGTGATTCTGTTATACGCGCACGCGCGCGCGGGCAAACTGTCCGAACCGTCAAACAGACAAGCCCGCAGAATTGAGTACTACGGGCTTGCTGGCTCACATGATCGGGATGCATGGAGCAAGGGAACTGATATGTCACCCGAAGGCTAGAACCTCACCCGCACTTGCAAACGAGTGAGGCTGGCGAGTAGTCCATCCACACGCCGCTACAGAAAGGAAAGCCGCCGATGGTCGCCAGATCACCGACGGCAGGAGGGTGGTCACTTATAGTACAGCCCTGATATTCGATTGCAAGCAATTTGCAAAAGTTCTAGTCGCCCGTCAATGCCAAAGTGCTTTTGGTAGACCCGATAGATGAAGGCTCCATCCTCACGACAAAAGCCCACGTACTTGCACGTTTGAGTCAGTCCAAAGTAATCGCAGGATGATCCAAAGAACTTGTATGGCTTCAGCCACACAAAGCCATGAAACCTTGATGGTGCTAATTTAACCATACCCTGCATGCGTTCGATTGGCCTGCGTGGGCAGTAAAGGTTGTATAGAGCATCCATCTCAAGCAACTTGCGTCTCAGTGGTGACTTGGGCTTTCTCATAGTTCAAACAACGTTTCTCGGTAAACCGGGCGGTACAAATTGGCTTTGCGTCCATACCGGGTGACACCGACCTTGCCTGACTTCTCGATCAAGCCCTTCTTGACCAGATAGTTGAATGCTGCTGAACATGACTGGTGCGACATCTCAAGGTCGAGTTCAGCCCGGTCGCATGTGACCAACTTGGCCTTTTTGATGTACTCCAGCACTCTGCCGCGAACTGAATCTGATTTGAGTGCGAAGGCTTCGTTGCTGCACTCGTCGTTGGCTTTGGGCTGTTTGCCCCTTCCTCTTCCTACAGTCATGATCTTCCAAACTCCTGTTTGATGGCACCGCGTAGATATGCCGCTGGATTCTTTGCTGTCGCAATCCGTGAGTCTAAGTCCTGCAACCAGACCTTTCCTTTTGCTGGCCCGTGGATGCCCGCTACGAGCCGAGGAAGAATCATGGACGTGGTAGGCGTCAAACCGTTTGCAACGCCCCAGCGGGCAACCTCGACCTTGTATGGCGATGATTCGGGATCGAGGCCAGAAGCATGCAGCCTTGACTCCGGATCGGTATTAGATTTAGTCAGAGATTGCTGAGGCTCTTTCTCTCTTTCTCTCTCTCTTTCTTTCTTTGGCATATGGGTCGGCAATGCATCCGCACATGCCCTTGCATACTCCTCTTTTCCCCACCGGGTGTCGGCAGCCCTTCGGCCCTTTGCGACACGGTCGGCTGCTGCTGTCATTTCTGATCTCATCCGTTCGTTGAACAAACCGTCGGTGGCCTCGTCCACTTGGAACTTGTCCCTGATGGCTTTCCATGAATCAAGACTCATTCCGTCCGCCAAACGGCTCAGGCGGTCAAAGTCGTTGGGCAGTTCGCCGGACTGCGCCTGCCAGCAGAGAAGTCGGATATAAGCACCCACCTCTTCGTTGGACAGGTGAGCAGTCCCAGCCATGAACGCACCGGGGTACCACTTGACGAATGCGAAGTTCATACCAAGTCCCCCTGTAGGCTTTGGGCAGCATCGTCCAGTTCAATCATCTGACCTTGCAGCCGAATGATGAACTGATCAAGCGTGTTCAGTTCCTGATCAGTCGGTTGCTCCGCCATCAAGTTTTGGCTTAGGTCGTTAAGGCATTGGCTTGTTATCAAGATGCGCTTGGTCACGTCTCGCAGATGGTCTATGCGTGCTGGCGTCATTCTTTGTTCCCTTCTGAATCGTATGCTTTGTTCAAGTTTTCAATGTGTCTTTGTAATCGTTTGATGCTCATGTCAAGATGCCATGTTTGATCTTCTTCGGTAATCCATGGCTCGTACCGCTTCTGATCCCAAATGGTGTTGGTAACTCGTTGCAGAGTACTTACGGTTTCGTTCAAACGATCTATGTGTTTGCGCATCTCGTTGACTTGTGACAATTTCATGCTTCCACCTTCCCGAACTCAGCCCTTGCAGCCTCAATCACAACGTCAATGATTGCCTCAAGCCGCTGTTCAATTTCTAACAAATCTTGATCATGTCCAGTGGCTTTTAGATTCACAGCGGCTTCTTTGATTTGTTTGCACTTACCAACTATCGCAAGAAGTTCTACGGATTCAATGTGTATGGTTGTCATGGTCTAGTTCCCTTCCTTATAAATTCGTTGTATTTCAATCGTTCTCTGAAATGATTTAGGCAAGCAGTCCATGGGTACCATAAACGTGATGCCATACGCCTTCATCATCACAGTGTCATTGCTGGCGGGCATGTTGTCCCACCGCTCTATCTTTCCACAAAGTCGGCACAAACAAGATGTGTCGTTTATCTCTTGCCAATCGTGCAGGCATTCTCTTTGCCTGTAAACAATCTCTCCTGCGGCTGAGATTTGTTCGTCCTCATGGTGGTCATCTTTGGGGTCGGGCGGTCCTTGTATCGGTAGCATTACAGTTCCTCTCAGTCATGGCACATGCAAGGCATGCTTTCGTCAGGTATGGAGTCATCAAACAATCGGCCTTGTATGGTCATTTGCACCAGCATTTGTTCGTACGTTGGACGGTCGCTTCTGAATGTTGACCCTATTTCTTTTTCCATAGCAACCCACCAATCAAAGTGTGCCGGGTTGCTGTCAATGATTTTCTCCAGTTTGCTGCGTCCTTTGAGAAAGCAGCCAACACAGTTGCCGAAGTCGTTGTTGCCTCCGGGCAGTTTGAGGTCAAAAGGATGTGACTCCCAGAACCTCATGACATCTTGATTGGTATGGCCAGCGTCAGCAACAGGTGTCAGATTACGATCATCCGCCTTCATCTTTGCCACCCGTCTTGGCTCGTCGGCACGCAAACCAATCGCGTTGTCCCAATCCTCCCAACCCAGCACGTTCTTGATGTATCGCTCAAGGGTCTTGATCTTGAGTTCTACAGTGCAGAAGCGTGCTATCGGGTTGGGCAGATACTTCCTTTTGCGAATCAACGCTGCAAACGGTTCTCCCTGTCTGGCTGCCGTATTCTTGTCAACCACCTTGTAGCCATAGCCGTCTTCGGAGATGTCAAGTTCAAGCCACACAATCGGAATCTGCCACTGCTCTTGAACTTCAACGATGAAGTCGTATGTGGCTGGATGTTCCAATCCCGTGTTCTGAAAGGACACAAGGATATCTTTGGGTACTTGGCCACCATGTGCTTGCATGATGTTCCATAACATGAAGCCCGAAGTTCGACCACCAGAAAATGAGACAACCGATGGCCCTTGAACTGCATAGGCGTTGCAAGAATTCATATCAGTTCCTTTCAGTCTGTGCAGGTGCAGGGTATAGAGTCATCAACTAGGGAGTCGTCAAACAGTCGGCCTTGCACCCTGAATTCAACCTGCAAATTTTTGTACGATGGTCGGTCTGGTCTAAATTGCATCCCATACTTTTCTTCCATCCTTGACCACCAATCAAAGTGTTCTGGCTTGGCGTCACAGATTTTTTTTAGTTTGGGAACAGACTTTAAAAAACAACCAACACAGTTGCCAAAAGTGTTGTCACCGCCGGGCAGGTCTAAGTCAAAGTCCTGATTTTTCCAGAAGTTCAAAACGTCATTTTCGTCATGGCCAGCAGCGTGCATGGGTGCTATCTGTTCAACTCCCTTCCTGTAGTACTGATTTATCTTTGCCACTCGCCAAGGTTCGTCGGCTCTAAGACCAAGAGTAATCTGATACTCATCCCAACCAAAAGTTTGCTCTAGATATCTACGAACAAGTTTGATTTTCAACTCACCCGTACACCATCGCATGACGACGGTAGGCAAATGGTTGCGAGCCGCAATCAAAGCCTCTAATGGCTCGCCATTACGAGAAGCACTGCAAAAGTCAACGATCCTAAATGTGTCTGGTGTTTTCTTTCCTTCTGGGTACTCGGTTGGTCCCTCAAGCCAAACCATGTCAACATTCCATCTCTGCTGAACTTCTCTAACGAACTCCAGTGTTTTCTCATGTTCAAGTCCAGTGTTCATGAATGCGACTTTGACGTATTCAGGCAACTGGCCGTCGTGTGCATCGAGGATGTGCCAAAGCATGAAGGCTGACGTGCGGCCACCACTGAATGCTATAGCAGTTTCCTCGTGCATGAAGTAAGGGTTAGAACGGGATGTCGCCATTGTCAATCGCCTTTCTGGTTTGGTTTCCAAATGCAGCCTTTGGCTCTTCGTCCAACTCAACAACCTCAGTGACTTCAATACTAAAGTACCGCTTGCCGTCTTTCTCTTTGACCCATGCTGACATCCTCAACTTGCGTCCGTCAATCTCAATCGGACCACCATACGGCGGTTGATTGCCTCTGACCTCACCGTTGTTGTGCAACGCACCATTTCCAACTTTGTTGTATTGCTTCATGCTGTTTCCTTCACTCTTTTGAGCCACGCTTTCAAGGTGACTACAGGGACTTCTTCCAACTTGCTGGCCTTGTATTTAGGCAAGGCGTCAAGCAACTTCTGCATCTGTTCATCGGTAGCCCGGTCCTCAATCTCAACCGCAAGGCCGACGGCTTCTTGCTCATCGTGCTTGTACGTTGAATCGTCGCGGGTGTCTACTTCCAGACCGTCAACCCGTGGCAGCATCAAAATGTCACGCAGCCAGTACGAGAACGCTGTGGTCAATGCGGCACTCACGGCTTTGTCAAGCGGGCGACCGTTGCCGGGTATCGCAGGGTATGTGACCTCAGCACATAGGCAGTCTTCTTCGGCTTGCTGATCCGTCGCCAGAGCCACGCAAAAGTGGTTGTTGACCATGCAGCCCAAGTCGGTTTGTTCTATAGACCACGACCGGCGGTAAGCCACAAGCCCTGCGTCGTGCAACGCCTTGCGGCAAGCCTTCAGCATGTCCTCGGCACTGGTGTAGTTATATCCGTGGAACTGGTTTTTTGAACCTTTGCCCACAGCATCAAGTGATTGTTGTGCGGTTTTTAGAGCCGTCCACACGTTGGCCTTCCTCTCAGATGTCATGGCTTACGCCTCCTTTGTGACAATGTTGAACTTTGACTTCGAGCCGTCTTGAAGTGCGGCCCACTCTTTGATGATCGCTGCTGCAATCTGTCGCCCGCCACGGTAGTTGATGCCACGGCGTTCGGCTTCATCAATCACGATGCGAATGGCTCGCTCGTCATTGATCTGGATGGTCAGAGGTAGATTGTTCATCTGGATTCCTCTCTTGGTTTTCATAGGCGGTCACAAAGTCTGCCGCCAGATCAGACGCGGTTCGGATGTTCGGCGCGCTGCCGATACGGATGTCATCACCATTAAGCCTGTCACGAACAATCCATTCGTCAGCAGACTTCTCGATCACGATACGGTGTGGTGCATTCATCGGGTCAACTCCTTCAATGCTTTTTGCACCTTTGACCAATAGCGGTCAAGGTTCTCTTTCTTCTTGCCTGTAGCACGCAGGGCAGCAGGGCCGCCGTTGTGCATGCGGGCCATCGCTTCGGCTTTGGTCATGCCTTCCGGAATGCGGTGAGGCTTGGAGTACCTCTCCATGTAAGCCCGAAAGCAAAGCACGCTGGTGTCCAGATCAAAGACGGCATCGGGCCACTTGCCCTTGATTTTGCTGTCTGTGAAGTACGGCTTGCCGATCTGGAACGCGCCCGCGCTGGTATGGTTGTCGCCCCAGATTTCGCCAGTGCGGCAGTTGGTTTCGACCTGCCAGATGGCACGCTCCAGCGGTGTCATGTCGATGCTCAGGGCTACGGTTGCAATCAGTGTGCTGATCATGTCAGTTCCTTTCTTCGGGTCTTACGACCAAATGTGTCCGCCTGATGTTGAGCGGTAAGGGTTCGAGATTGCAATGTTCTTTCGACTTTCTTCGGTCGATCCCTTGAGGTGGATGCTTTCGGTGGTATCTGTTCCGAATCCGGGATCGCGATGGAACCCTCGAAGTTGATGACCGTCTGCTTCGCAAATGGAAACAATCTCGTCCCAGATTGGGTCCATGTTGGCATCGCATGTCTCCATATCAGTGTGCAAAGTCGACAATCTTTTGACGAGTCGGCTTCTGATGCCGTGAGTTTTCAGCAGAGTTTGAATTTTCTTCAGACTGTCAATGTTGTTCATTTCAGTTCCTTTCTGTGACGTTAGTCGTTGCTCTCTGCTTGCTCTTTGGCAATGATCTTCTGGAGCCTTGATCGGATGTGGTTTGCGGTGAACCGACAATCGAGTTCCCGGCTAGCAAGATGTGCCACCTTGCTTGCTGATTCCTTGCGATTGTTGATGAAGAAGAAGTGATCCTTGCACCATTCGTCAAGTACTTCGAGATCGTGTGGTTCTGGTCGTCCGCCTATGTAAGCCATTTTATTGTTCCTTTCTGATCGGCAGAGTCGCCGGATGCCCACCCCGCAGGGTGGGTGACCGGGGGCTGTGCGGGTGGCTTAGTAGATCCGGCCGCTTCGTTCGGATTGCTTGGCGAGTCGTTTTTCCATCGCGTACTCGGCCTCGTCAACGGCGTCGGCAATCTCTTCATCCAACGGGATCAGGCCGCTCTCTTCGATCCGCTCAACAAGGATGTCGAGTTTCTTTGAATAGGTTTCGAACTTGATGCGAACGCCGAAGATGTCTGCAATCTGTAGACACTTGTCTTCAAAGGCTTTGTCAGTTGATTCGGGGTGCTCTTCATGCACCATCATTGGATCGTTCCACATGCCGGTTCTGATGTTGGTGGCAACTGTTCTTCGATCCGAGGTACTCCACTTTCTGACGGATGCTTTGCATTCGAGACCGGGGATGCGTGCGATTGGCAATGATGTCCAGTGCAGCGATTTGCAGAAAGCAGCGATGGCTTGAGCGGCGAGGTGTACGTTGTTTTCGACTTTGGTCATGTCAGTTCCTTTCCGAGCGTCATTGCCCGATGTCCTATCATACACAGTCATCGTCACAATGCAACTTGGTGATTAGACATTATCCAACATTTTCCAGAGTTTGTTCCGATGATGCCTGTATGGCGAGATTCATGGGCTTTGAAAATGTGGAGACTTACACGGCCTACGACGCCCTGACACGCAACGCCCGCGTCTTCGCTGCTGAGTGCGTTCTGAGGGCCAAGCAGCAAGACAATGGGCAAGCGGTCGCCGGGATGCAAGAATCCCTGTCAGACGCCTTGTGGCAGGTTTGCAGCCACGGATCCGGACGAGAACCCGAAGGCTTGGTCCTGCTGGCGATGCAACTGCTGGAGCAATCAGTGCAGGAGATGGCTCACGGTGAGTTGCTGGTGGCGTTGCATTGGCACTTTGTCGGGCAGCAGCCGGGTGATCAATTGGAACTGTTTAGCCAAGACTGATCGTGCTGCCGACGGCAAACGAGGCATCACCACCCAGCATGCTGATCGGGTTGGTCACGGTCGCGTTGTTCAAGGCACCGTCAAGCAGCAAGCGTCCACCACTGTGATTGTTGGCGGTCGTGATTGTGAACCCAGCAGTCTCGTTGTCCCGGCTGGTAAACACACCGTCAAAGATGTTGAGCGTGGTGACCGTGCCACTGCTGCGGTAGTCGCATGATCCATCAGTGTCAATCTCAATCGTTGGGTACGCAGAAGTTCCAGAGGTTTGCAACGTGCCGCCGATCACCGAGGCCGTGCCGCTGATCGTTGACGCGCAAGCAATCGTGCCATCCGTCACGGTGATGTTTGCAAGCCCTGTGATGCTGCTGGCAAGATCAATCGTGCCGACGTTCGAGCCGTTCATCTGCACCGTGGTGACTGCGGCAGACGATCCGACCGTCACCGTGCCGCTCAGTCTGCTGGCAAGCAACGTGGTAATCGCGGTGGAAGCGTTGCCTTTGAGGTTCAGGAACAGAGGCGAGGCAGACCCACCAGTGATGCGGAAGTCGGTCCAAGTGCCAGTGATGTAGGCAGCAGTGCCACCTGAAGCAAACTCACAGAGCGGGCCGTCAAGATCAAGGTGCGTGGTACTGCTTCCAATCGTCCCAGTGAACCCGCTGCCCACTCGAAACGTGATGCCTGTAAGACCAGTAGCCGCACCGCCGATGGTGTCGCTGCTGCTGTTGATGATCAGGGTGTCATCATTAGATGGAGCCGTGCCACCCCAGTTGGCTGCTGTTGTGAATGTCTTGGTTGTGGCTGACTCGCCACCGGTCCAGATCAGAGTTGCCATCAGTCAGAATCCTTCGCTGGCATCAATTGGTTGAGCCGTTCTTGCCTTTGCTTGCATCCACAGTCTTTTGGTTTGATCAAACGTATTGGGGTTTTGTTGATTGCAGTAGCCACCCGATCACCAAGGCCAATCACACGGTCACGACCTTCGGACTTGCACGCAGCACAGTCTTCATCGGTTGGACTGTCGTAGCGGTTGAGCAAGCACAATCGTCTTTCTGTACGCTCAAAAAGATACTTGCACATCACGAACCACCATTGATTGTCGCCAAATGAACGTGAGAGAAAAGTGTTGCTGAGGTAGAATCAGCAGCAATGATAACCCCACCGGTCTGCAAAATATTGTTTGTCGTTTGAATCACGTGACCATCGCGGGCTTCAATGTTTGCATCCACGGTATTGAGGCCGTTGAAATCTGACCTTGAGTAAGATTCTGTCCCAAGGTGAGCAGCCTGGCTGTTGAATCCGGACAAGAATCCAGTATCAATCCCCTCGGAGTTCGAACACTCCCTCGGCTTAGAGCACTCTTGGAGTTGTAGAGCCTTTGGTAAGCCTGCTTCCACCGAAGCATATTGAAGGCCAGCGAGTTCACCTGGGTCGAGAAAATTTACGTTAGATGTTGATCCACATGAGAAAGAAGTTGGTTGGCCTACTCTTTGTATCTGGTCATGAATAGTCATTTGTGAGATCTGGTATGACTCAATCAAATCTAAAGCGGTGCAGTTCCCGTCGAAGGATCCTGTAAGGCTGTCATCTTGAGATCCTCCACAAAAGCGGGGTGGCGAAACTTCCGGAAAAGAAACTCCGGTATATCCGTAAGAGGCTTGGAAAACAACAGAGTTAGAAATCGAAGATTGGGTGAAGGGCAATCCTGAGGTATTCACGCTCAAAGTTTCAACGCCGGTGAATTGCTTGTTTCCTAAAGCGACATCATCAAGAGAAAGAGAATTGTCTGAAACAGCAAAAGAGACGTCTTGGGTACTAAGCAAACTTCCTGCTGAATCATAATTACAAACTTTGATTGGTGTGGTTCGTACGACCGAGCAAAGGATTTCTGTTGGCGCGTTGTTTTGAACTGGGTGATACCCAAAGCCGCTGCGTTGGTAGTGATTTTCGAACACCCAACTAAACCCAACACCGCTTGGCCTTGAGCCAGCCCTGTACGCACCGGCTATATCAAGTGACGAGCCGTCGCGGCCGGGGTTGCTCCACATAAGTAATCCAGAACCAAGATGAAGCGATCCTGATCCAAGGGTACTGTCAACAATGTCAAAAGTGTTGTGTGGCTGTAAGCCACTCTCAGGGACACCTCTGTTGGTTCCAGTGATTGAACCGTGCGGCATAAGGACATGTCCAACTTGTATTTCTCCGTACCTGAATCGCTGCTGTTCGTTGAACACGCTGACCGTGACAAATAAATTGGTGTTTGGGTTTGTAAAAAGTTCATCGAACTGCATCAAATCTTGGTCTGGTCTGTTTGGCAACGACACATAGTAGTTGCCTTCCACAGGACCGCCCAAGGGCAGGTTGGGGTCTGATCCTTGTTGCACAATCGTTGAGTTTGGCAAAATCTCCCAACCTTGAAACCCGTCATACCAATAGTAGTTGTCACCATTAGCCCATGCGGTAGGTATGTTTCCGGGGTTTGGAAAAGGAAACTGGGCAGGCGGTCTCATGTGACACCAAAATCGCACAGATTGAACCTCACCAGACGGCCCAAAGAAACTTGCTCGAAATTTATTCTTTAGAATCAAAGGGAAGCATTCAACCCAAAACGGAACATCTGGTGGCTTTGGTGGCGGCGGCCCTGTGTTATCACCTTTGCAGCAACAGTCTTTCTTGCGAATCAGCATTTACTTACTCTCACAACACCCGTCAAGTAAGAATGCTGAATAAAATAAACCCACAAACGGCAACTGGCGAAAACCTGAACCGGCATTTGGATCGTCATCATCCTGCTTACATTTCAAAATCGTAAGCATTACAAGTGGTCCATTGCTTGATCCGTTTTGATTAAGTTCCCCGCAATCATTAACGGTATCACCATTGACCGACGGCATCATTGCCACTGGTGGATACTCGTTGCCTTCCAAATTGACACCTAAAAAAGAACCGCTTCGGGACGTAGGTACGCCGATTTCACTTCCATTGATTGCTGGTGTGAAGTCATCATCAGCAATCGTTCCACTTGTTCTCGCACCGTCAAGAGTCTCAAACGTGAAACCGCTGTTGATATTGAATTTCAAAGCGACCTCTTGCCATGTGTAGTAAAACTGCCGCTTTGGGTTTGTAAAATCCTGCCCGCTTGCTTCATTAATCATGACCCAGCCCGTAATCTTCACAGGAAAAGTCACAGGGTTTGGTTGTGCTACTTTCTGCTGCGGCCTGACATCACCAAAGAACTGTTCGCTTTGATAGATTGAGTTGGACATCCTTGACCACACCTCAGGCGTGAAGTTGCCAAGCCCTGTTGTAATCGGTGGTATCTGGCTCACAGTCGAATGCCTAGGTTGCGAAAGTCAAACAACTCTGGAAAAGGTTGTTTGTAAGTGACTTGAAACGCTTTGCCAACATACAACTGCCCGCCGTCAGTGTCACTTGAAGCCCCCAGCCGAATCACATATTGGCCTTGCCTGCCTAAGTCACGGTCTGCAACTTGTACTCGGTGGTAGTACTCGTCAAAAGCAATCACATGTTGAATAGCATACTTGGCCCCAAACTGTGTGTTGCCAAGGAATCGGCTGTTGGCACCGAGGTACAACAACTGTCCAACCTTTGCACCAAGAAAGGTGTTTGAGTTGCGCTTGCCAGCATACGTCAGCAGATCGCTTAGAAAAGACACTGCCGACGTTGGGTTTGTCTCAATCTCAACGTCAATGACAAGCCTCGGTTCAGTGTCCAGCACGCTTTGTGGATCGCCGCCAGAGTCAACGGCGATGCCTCCAATATCTCCATCCAGTGCAGCACCCTCGTTTGGGTTGCTGAAGTTTGCAGGTGCGGTCTCAGTTGCACCCGGCGGGCGTCGAAATGCGTCCTTAAACTTGGCCTGCACTGCAAGGTTCCAAGTTTGTTTGAAGCCCGGACCCGGACCAATGTCTGGACCGATCAGAGAGTCACTGCTGTAGTCAGCAGTCACACGCCATACAAGCGTGTTGTCAGCGTCACGCTTGCCACGGATCTTGACGCAGACAAGTGTTGGATAGTCCGGGTGAAAGGATCCGATGCCAACGCCGGTGGCTTGGATTGCCATCAGGTCGGTTTCTAGTTTGTCTTCGGCGGAATCAGCCTTTACAACAAAGCGGCGTTGCGTCGTTGTGGTCGGCCCGGCTGCGTCAAACTGCAAGCCGCCAGTGTCGCCGAGTTCTGTTGATGTCACGGTCATGTCAATGCGCCACCTGTCTGTTGCTGTTTGATTTGGTTTAGAACCGTCTCGATTGCTTCAAGCACCTGCGTCTGCTTGGGTGCTTCTTGATCCGCTTTGCTTTCACCGGTCTTTACGCTTGGGCTGGCTGCCAGTGCAAACTTGAAAGCACCAATCGCGGTCTCACCTACTGATCTTACACTGAAGGCTTTGCGGCGTTCCTCGTCGGCTTTGCGTTCTTCTTCTTGCTGCTTTTTGATTTGATCCTGCTGCGCTTTCGCCAACCGATTTGAGTCCTCCAACTGTTTTCTGAGTTGCTCAGATCGTAGCCGCAAAAACAGATTGTTCTGCGCTTGTTGTCTCTTGGCCTCATTCTCTGCAAGCAACTCACTCGCGCCATCAACCTCTTCAAGTTTCTGTTTCCTCTCGTCAAACAAAGCATTGATGGCCTCTAGTTCAGATTCAAACTTCGACACGATTTGCAGCCGGTCAATCTCAGTCTGCAACTCGTTCTTTGCCACCTCGTCTGAAGTCTGTGCCAACTCCAGCCGCAAGCGTGCTATCTCAAGTTCTTCCTCCCCAGTTTGCAGTACCTCAGCGATTGCCTCATTGCGCGCCCGGTTCATTTGTTGGGCTTCGTCCATGAGACGGTTTGTCTCCTTGATCTGCTCGCTGACTCTCTTCTCGTTGTCAATTCGTGCTTGATTTTCAGCAAGAGCGCGCTGGATCCTTGCTTGCCGTTCTAACTCGTCGGCTTGCGATTGCAGAACTTTGACCACTTGGCTGTTGCTGTCTCTGTTCTTTGCAGCCTCTACTCGTAGTGCTTGTGCTTGCGCAATCTGTTGATCAAATGCCAGTTCGGCTGCTTTATTGTCTGCCTCCAACAAGCGCCCTCTTTGTTTGAGAATGTCAATTTCATTCTGAGCGATTTTGACACGCGCTTGCCCGGATACTTTGAACCCTGCTTGTTCTTGATTTGTTCTTGCGGTTGCTTCTGCAAGTTCTTTGGCTTCATCAGCAGCCAAGCCAAGAGCAATCGCGAGTTGGCGACCGGCAGCGGCAAACTGGTTGAACACTGGTATTTTGGAGAAGACCGCATCAACGCCTTTGTCAAAAGCATCAATGTTGTCGTTTGCTCCTTCGACTGCTTCGGCTGCGTCACTGAAGCCTTGAGCAACCCCGCCAACAATAGCACCAACAGCAGCAAACCCAGCAACCACACCGAGGGCCGCTGACAGTTTGCTTTGGAATCCTTGCACTGCTCCAGCAGCCTCAAAGAAACCACCTTGTGCTTGCTGCGCTGCCTGACCAATCTGTTGATCCGCTTGCACAACCTTTTGCTGTGCGCGGTTCAAACCTTTTTCAAGCGGTCCAATGTTCGCGCCAACATCAATCGTCAGGGAGCCAGCAGGTAGTTCAGCCACATATCACCTCAACTTGATGAACTCTTCGACCTGCCCAAGCAGTCCGTTCCACTCAGGCAATGTTAGTTCTATCGGCTCACCGACGCCGGGGAAGAAGTGGGCAAGCAACGCACGTTCTCGTGTCCAGTCACGCTTTACCCAACTCAAGCCCGGCGTCAGCCTTGATTGTCCGGCTTGATCTCCTCAAGTTCCGGGTCAGTTTCTTCGGGCTGTTCGTTGCCCTCAGCAAACGGATTCCAAAGCCCACACACTTCTGCCGACGCTGATGCCAGTTCGCCTAGATCGCTGATGGCATCCAGCACATCGGGCTGATGCTTTGCGGCGGTCAAGGCTGCACCAATAAACAGACGCGCACCAAGTTCGGTGTACGCCTGCCGCTTGACCTCTGTGCCTTGGTCCCAAGCCTCACGCATTTGAGAGACCTTCGCCACAGTCTGCTCGTTGTTCAGGCCCACGGCTTGGCAGTCGCTGATCATCTCTTTGCGGCGTACCTCAAAAATGCGTTGCCCTACCTCATGGATCTGGCGAACCGTCAGGCGTGGCACAGTGAACTCTTGCCCGTCAAGTGTGATCGTGACTTCTTTGATCATGTCATTCCTCTCAAGTTAGGCGGCAGCGAGACTGTGGTTTCCGTCCAGTCCCGCCGCCGCTTGGTTTCAATACTGACCAAACGGTTGATGTCGTTGGTCAAACGATAGAGCGAGATGGCACAACGCTGTGCCTCCTCAAGTGTTTCAGCCGAGGAGCCGCACTTCCTCGTGATGATCTTGCCAGTCTTCAGCCCTCTGAACTGTACGACCGACACCCAATCATCGGGCGACTTCTTTGCCATGCTTAGGTTTCATCCCAAGTCAAGGTGATGTCACCAGTAGACTCACCGTCAACACTGATCGAGGCATCCCCGCCTTGCGTGCTGGTAGGTGACACGTTGCCAATGACAGCCTTGAACGACCACTGGCTCAAAGCCTTGCTGGTCGATCCGGTTTGCAAAGTCACATCCTCACCAACTTTGTTGAAGGCCAAGATGTCGGTTGAAGTTGGCATCGGCTCTGTTGTTCCGTCGTTGTCTTGCATGATGCCAGAAGCAGAGAATGTGCCGGACATAAGGCCGCCACGTTTCTGTGCAAACGAATCAGCGAAGGCGGTGACATCAGAGACAACCTGCGAGAAGGTTGCTGACCAAGTGTTGAAGAGGATGTTGTGGCTCGCAACGGTGCATTGACCATCGGATCCGGTGATACGGTTTGAAGGCATGTGTGGTCCTTTAGGTGACGGCCCCAGTGCGAAGCCTGAATTCAGTGATGACTCTCAGGTACTCGCCCTCCACTGAGCGGATACCGTCGTTGGTACATTCGATTTTAGCAGCACCGTGGTTTGAGATAGTCGGCGTGCTGTTTTGCATAAGCGTAAGCAACTTGGTTTGGATGCCGCCGAGGGCTGCCATACCGTCTTGCTTTCTGTTGTAAATATCGACTTGGAACAAGTAATCCTTGAGGGTGCTGCCGTTGAAGGTCTGCTCAAACGGTGCGCTGATCAGTTGGAATATTGCCAGAGGTGTGTTCTCCATAGCCGGTGCTTCTTGCTCGTAGATGCGACCACCGACCGCAACAAAGAACCCATCGCTCGCAAGTTGCTGGCTGGTCAGTTGAAAGTAGAACGCTCGAACTACGTCTTGGCTCATCCTCGGCCCCCTCGTCTGGCTAACTTGTCAAACGTCCGCTTGGCTTCTGCTGTTGCAGCCTTCTGCATTTTCTTCTTTGATCGGTCGAGGGCTGGACGCAAGTAGGGGCGTGCAGCCTGAAATATGGTGCGCCCTTTGCTGTCAGTACCTGCAAACCCATACTCCAACCGTCGGGCGTAGACCAGTTTCGTGCCAACACGCACTGAAGGCTTTGGCCCAAAGTTTTTGCTCTCATCAATCTGGATGCTTCGACCAAGCGTGCCAGTCTGCTTGTGCGGTGGATTTGGCGGACGCGATGGCGCACCCGGACCACCTTTGTTCAACTCAATTTTGGTTGCAGTTTGTAGCACGACAGCCGCAGCAGATAAGGCGTCTTTTGCCATGGCCTCTGCGATCTTCTTGCCAAGCAGGATGTTAAACTCACTGCTCATGCAACCGCCGTTGAATCTTCGGCACAGTCAACCACAACGTGAGCCAATGACGCAGCACCAGCAAACATGCCGGGCTTGATTACTCCGACCACCTCTAGGAATCGCACGCTGCTGTCTGCTGGATCGGTGAACTTCAGCCGATTGGTTGGTGCGATGTCAACGCCTGCATCAAAGTACACGCGATGCGTGATCACCAGTTCGTCACGACCGGCTTGCAGTGGCTCCGACGCACCGGCTGGCTGTATGAACCCTGTGACCGTAGAACCGTCCGAGTATGTCAAACGTGGAAAGCCAGACACATCGTTTGTGGTCGATGCAGTCTGGATCGTGATTGACACGCCGTGCTTGGTAATGAGTTCGGTAACGCTCATGATTTGCGATCTACAAACTGGGCAAGCAGTTCTCGGATCCGGTCAGATGAGCGGATCGGATCGGCTGCCCGCGTGTACGAATATGAGCCGATTGACTCAGACTGCATGGTTGGGTTCTCGGCCCTGTTGCTGTAAGCATACTGCACCAACTCAATGCAGGCTTGCGCTAGGTCAGCAGGTATCTCGGTCAGCCCGTCAAAGCCTGCGTCATACTCGACGAGGATGCCAGCAAACGTGTGAGGCATTGGCAGCCCAGCATCGGTGTGCTTGCCAAAGAACAGCATGTCGGCTGAATCAACGAACTCAAGCGTGGCACGGTCATCATGCACGCGGTATGGGATATCGTCTCGGTCAGGGAACTCAACCTGAGCAGAAGAGAGCATGACGTTCACGCCACCTTGGCGGAACAGGTCAATGCTCAGGCAGTTGGTAGAGAGTGTTGCGTCAAAGCCAGTTGTGGCATTGATGGCATCCACCAGACCAGATGCGGTGTCGTTGTTGCTTGATGCAAACACCAAGTTGGTTGTGGTCTTGGTTCCGTCTGACTGGTGACGGGTTAGCACTAGCCTGTCGTCTTGCACTTCGACTACTGAGCGCAGGTCTGACGGTGTATCGCTACTGACGCTAAATGCAATCTTAGTGCCGATGGCAACTCGGCTGACTCCAATGACTGGATAGTTCCGCAATCGCAGCCGTCGCTGTCCGTATCCGTTGTATGACTCACGATAAGATTGCTTTCGAAAGTTGCGGTCACAGTACCGCTCGATCCGGCTTGACTCCGCGTTGATGAGCCGTTCAATCAGGGCGTCATCGCCGGATGTGCCAACCCCCAAGTACGCCTTTGCATCGGCTAGAGATACGAGTGCGTTGTCAGCCAGAGCCATCAGCAGTCTCCTGTTCCCCCCTCAGCCCGGCAGCCACGAACGGACTGCCGGGCCTTTGAGAGGAAGGTCACGGGTTGTGAATGATCAGATGATCACGCGGCCTTGCCAGTCGGCAGAAGCAGCGGTGATTGGTCGCTGATCGTTAAGAGTAAACGCTGCAACGTAGTTGGCGGATGAGGCAGGGCCGTCAAAGCCAACGGTGATGAAACGCTTGCGGCCTCGAAGATCGACGAAATACAAGGCGCAGCCATCGTCAGCAGCAACAGCACTTGGTGAAGTGACGGTGCTGGACAAGTCAGTGCCAGAGATTTCCGCTTGACCTGATCCAGAGGTATCAGATTCGAGCAATCGAAGTTCTGCCATCGCGCCGTTGGATCCACCAGAAGTGAAGAACTGAACAACGAGATAGTCAGCGTTGAGGCAGTCAATCTCTTTGTCTTGAGCCGAGGCATCGGACTCAGAGAAGTGCTTAAAAGTAATGTCTTGAAGAGCGATCATTTGGTATCAGCCTTTCAATTAGGAGCCGGTCTTGAGGGCAACAATAGCACCAGCGGCACTGCTGTCACCAACGTCGTGGCAGTTGATGTCAAAGCGAGTCGTTCCACGAACACCGATTTGGTCGGCTTCAAAGAAGCGATCTTCACTTACGGCAATCTCGGTTGGACGCCGGTCACCCAACGTTGCACCGAGTTCGAGTGCGCCGAAGTACGCACAGATTGTGGCAGTGGCAGTTGCCTTTGGCATCACATCAGTCAGCACAACTTCATAGCCAAACAGAGATGGTGCACCCACACCGTTTGCCAGTGACTGGTTGGTGTTGCCGCCTGCATCGCCAAGGATGTCAAGCACAACTGTGTGATAGAACTGAGTGGACATGTACCACTTTGGAGTGCCTTGCGAGAAGACAAACTCAGGGGCCAGACCAACAGTGCCGGTCAAGTCACCAAGAGCAAGTTGAGCAAACGTGTTGCCTGTTCCTTGGGTCTTGATACCAGCAGAGCCAACGGCGTTCTTCAGTCCGACGATACCGCCGTTGCTTGAACTGCCATCACCGTTGAAGCCTGCTTCGTCTTCTGTGTTGGCAAACGCACGAGCGACTTCGCCAGCCAAGAAGTCGCCGAGATTCACAACGGAATCTTCAGCCAACTCACGGCTGTACTTGGTCAACGTGGCAGCCTTGCGAGCAACCAAGGAGACTTGGTCAAACGAAGCATCAGTCTCGCTGATCGAGGAACCTTCACCAACGAACGAAGCGGTCAGGCCGCCAGCGATACGGTTGATAAGCAAGGTGTCTCGGCTCATGTTGAGAACACGGGTGTTTGCACGGAACTTGCCGAACTGTGCACGCAAGTCAATGATTGCTTGCTCCAGTTCGTCAGGAACCAAGAAGCCGCCAAGCGAGTTGTTGGTTTCGCCGTGTGCCTTGACACCGTAGCGATCCGAGACCCACTGTTGTGCGGACTTGTTGCCCATAGAACCCAAGAAGAACTGACCAAGACCGTGTGCGGTTTCGGCATCTTTCAGGTGCTTCAGGTTGCCTTTGAGAACAGGTGCAGTCACGATTGGCGTGGCAGCGGCAACACGACGGCGGCCTTCTGCTGCTTGCTTCTTGACAAGATCAGCGACAAGGGCGACAGCAGACTTGGCTGCCTTCTCGTCTTTGTCATCTTGCTTCTTCTTTTCTTCGTCATCGTGTTCTGCTTTACGGACGTCTTCCTCAACCTCAGCACGCACAGCGTCGGCCTCATCTTCCATTGTCATGGCAGCCATGAGTTCGGCAATGGTCATGTCTGGCTTGAGGTCAACCATCATTTTCTTTCGGATATCTTCCGACATGGTTTTTTCCTTTGTTTCAGAATCATTAGGACTTCGCTCTGGCTGAGTCGTTGATGCCTGCTCTGCTCCTTCAATTGCCTGGCGACAATTGACGCTGTCAGGGTTCTCGCACGATGCCTGCGAACAATTACATACATCGGCTACGTCGCCGTTGTCATTAAGTTGCTTGGTGACTTGTACGGCAATGGCGTCTTCGTTCATGGGCAAGGGTGCAACGCTGTATTCCAGCATGCGTGATTTGCTCACGATTCGCTTGATGTCATCACGGCCGTATCGGTCAAAGTCTTTCTTGGTGGGCTGGCGTACTTGGGTGTACGCAAATCCGATGCTGAACGCCTTAACAATCGGCGGGTCAGATGCAAACATGGCAAAAACTTCATCAGGCAGCCACTTGCCCTCGTACCCAACTGGACGCTCAGGAAACTGCGTGACTGCCATGATGCCACGGTCAGTGTGCTTGATGCTTGTGCAAACACCGCACGGTGCTGCGTAGTCATGGTTGTAGAACACAGTACCCGTCTTTTTAAAGCGTGAGAAGTCGATGCCCTCAGGCACAACCACCTCGCCTTCTTCGTCCACACGATCCGTGGTGATGTACGCAAGCACGCTCCGCTTGGGCTGGTCAACCTCGATGTTCTTGATTGACAGTTCACGCCAGACGGTTGGCACATCAGACTTCAACCCGTATTCGGTTGGGTTCAGTTCATTCATCAGTCAGAATCTCCAAGCACGGGGATGATGTCGCACCGGCAGTTGGGGTGAAGTGGCGCACCTTGCACATCGCCATATCGGACAGAATAGGTGCCACCTCCAGCCGAGATGGTGTCACCGTTCTTCCAGAAGGGTTCGTTCAAAGCAAATACCTTGGCTGTTCCTTTGACGGCAGTTTGCTGGCAGAACGCGCAAGCACCTGCGGCTAGTTGCCACTGCTTGCCACGCACCACGCCGGACTCTTCCCAACCCAGCCGCTCACCCTCAACAAACGCGCGGGCGGTCTCGGTGCGTGCCACCACGGTCGCCCGCTCAGGGCTGAACGCATAGTCAGTGCTGATCTGGTCAGCAATCTGCTGCACGCTTTGGCCTTGCTCTAAGCCGCGAGCAATCACGGTGCGCGCACGCCGCAGTGATGCCGCTGAAGCCTCGCTTGCAAACTCTTGGCTATACGTTGCAGCAAACTCCGCCACTCGGGGGTTGGTCACATCGAATGACGCAGACACGCCAACCTCATTGGTGCCAAACGTGCTACCCGATGCCGTCGCCTCAGCCATCGGCCCGGCAACTGCTTCTTGATATCTGATCTCAAACGCACCAAGCGAGGTCAGCAGATTCAAAAGGTTGGCAGGAGTAAACTGCTTTTTGCCGCCCTTCTCTCCCAGCAGTGCGTTGATGATTTCACGCTTTTGGTCTTCGAGTACCCGCACCAAGTTGGTCTGGATACGGCGGGCAGGGTTGGCGGGTTCGCCTACACGGATGTCTTCTGTTGCAGGAACTGGCTCGTAGTCCTCGACATCTTCAATTGCCTTGCGGGCGTCCTTGGTGCGGTCGGGCCAGTCTTCTTTGCTTGGTCCATCGAACGCCTTCTTCTGCATCTCCGGCTCCATGCCGGTCAGCAAAGCAACGGCACGCTTGGTGGCTGTACCGCACTGTCGGTAGGCAATCGCAACCGCTTGGTCACGCTCGAACCCTTCTGACAGCAACTTCTCGATGCCGCGTGCAACGCAGTTGTCAAGGCTCTCTCCTTCTCTCCGCGTCACCTTCTCTCCGCGTTCATCCTCTGCCTTCATGCGGTCAAGAATCGAGTTGGCCCAACGCTTGCCCGGATCACCACCCCACAACGCCCAAGCAATACGACCGGCAGACGGGTATCCGTCCTCGCCACGCTCAAAGCCTTCTGCTTGTTTGTCTACCTCATGCCGGGTGAAGAAGTTGACTGATCGGCGGATTGTCTCAGGTGAGACAGACACGCCGTTGCTGAGGTCACGCGCACGAGCCACGCCGACGGCAGTGCCACCGCGGCCATGCTCGGCCCGCCAGTCTAGACCACGCTGTGCCTCTTCCTGAACGTCAGCAGGCGGCGTGAAGTCAATCTCTTCGTACTTCTTTTGTTGGTCCTTGATGGCTGCTTCGTAATCACGATGCGACGAGCATGGCATGTAGATCACGCCGTCGTAGCCGTACGCATCGCCGGGGTGTTCGTGGATGCCGTCACAGCCAAGCA